TTACTATTACTAGTTTTGGTGCTGATAACTTTGCAGTAAACATCTATCAAGATGGGGTTATTGCAGAACAGTTTAAGGCAAGGATGGTCGCTTCAGGAAGCTTCATTGAAGATGTGATTAATACAGGAGCTTCTGACCCTAAATCGGCAATCATTAAAGGAAATGTACAAAGAGGTGGAGAAGACGCGACTCCTACAAAATTAAATCAATTCTCCGATCAGATTACAGATCTTTACGCAGGGGGATATACAGCGAAGACACAATGGCTAGAGCCAGCAGCTAACCCCACTGGACAAGGAACTGCTACCGAAAACTACACAGATGCGGGATCAGACGCTACTGGTAGGTGGATTAAAATGGTTGACGGAACCTATAACATGGCAGGAGGGGATGACGGAACAGGAACAGCGGCAACTAATAACACCGCTCTTATTGGAGACGCTACTGTAACTCCTAAAACGGGGATGCAAGCCCTAGATGATGACGTTCTCAACATCGGTATTGCGTTAGTCCCAGGAGTGTACAACCAGAGTGTGCAGAACAATCTAATCACTTTGGCTGAGAAAACTCAAAATTTCCTCGCTCTTATCTCTCCTCCTTACGGAATTGGAACTCCTCAAGATGCAATTGATTGGACCAACGGTAGATCAGCCTCTACTGCTGGGTCACGGACTGCTGCTGTTAATAGTTCCTACGCTGCGGTATACTACCCCCATGTTAAAGTCTTTAGTGTATTTGATTCTAAAGATAGGTGGTATGATCCCACGATTTATGCTGCTAGACAGATGGCATTCACAGACACGGTCGCTGACAGTTGGTTCGCTCCCGCAGGGTTCCGCAGAGGTCGCTTAACTAAGCCTACGGAGGTTGAAGTTAAACTTAATCAAGGCGATAGAGATAGTCTCTATAGCGGAGGCAACGTTGTTAATCCCATAGTAGCATTCCCTCAACGAGGTATTACTATCTTCGGACAACGAACTGCACAACGTAGTCCTACTGCCTTGGATAGAATTAACATTCGTCGCCTTATGATCTATATAAGAAAGGTAATCCTTGCTGCTACTCAACGGTTTGTCTTTGAACCAAATGATGCATTCACTTGGTCTCAGATTGAAGGTGTTCTTAACCCCTTCCTAGATGACATCCGCAGAAGAAGAGGGATCACCGAATTCCGTGTGGTGTGTGACGATACCGTTAACACTCCCATCAGAATTGATAGAAACGAAATGTGGACAAAGGTGCTTGTTAAGCCTACTAAGACTGCTGAGATCTTAGTCTTTGAGGTTAACCTTACAAATCAATCAGCAGACTTAGGAAAATTATAAGGAGATAATATATGACATACTCATACTATAAGGAAGATTACAAAAGAAAAATTACACCAGGACAGGGACTCCCTGTAGTTTCAACTGAACTTGATTCAGTAAGATCCTATCAGTTTGAAATCCACTTTCATGGACTTCCAGACACGGTAACCAACACACGAGATCTTACTCTTGCTGCTACAAAAGTTAATGGAATTGGAATCAAATCCACTTACCTCCCCATCGATAGGGTAAACGATAAGCTGTACTATCCTGGAAAGGTTCAAACAGAAGACCTTAAAGTTACATTCGATAACTTATACTTAAGAGAAACTTCCAGTGATCTTTGGAGATACTTCAAATCTATTTACGATCCTATTACGGGAGAAATGACTCAAGACTCTAGGCCAGGAGGAGCAAATCCTGGGTTTAAAGCGGAGAGAATGGAGATTGTTCAACTTGATAATACTATGACACCTCACTCAACCGTAGAGCTTATGGGCGTTTGGCCTATCCAATGGAAGGCAGCAGAATTTAACTATTCAACTAACGAGTTTCATAAACTAGAAGTAGATTTTAAATACGATTTCATTCACCAATATGACTACGCAAACCCACCTGCATAAGTAGTTGATATATTGTTTACAAGCCCAGTCTAGTTGTACTATATTAGACTGGGCTTCTTTCTCTCTGCCTATAATAATGTATGGATTATTTTAATGAACTTCTAGCAAGCTACTCTCTTCTAAAGAAGAGGACATTTAAACTTAGGTATTTAACTGAGCAGGAAGAGGAGCAGGTTAATGCGAACGCACTAGAAGCAGCTAGATCCTTAGTAATGCATCCTCAAGGTGTTTCAACAGGAGCGGCTCCTCTCGATCAAAATGCTTTTAAAAGCACAAAGAAGAAAGTAACAGCCGAGCAGGTTCCTTTCGCTTATAAAAATGAAGATGGGGAGACCGTTGTTCTGTGGACTGGGTTCGGTAGAAACACTCGTGTAATGGTTCCCAATGGCAACTTTGATGAGATGCCTGAGCCTCAGAAAAGCCAGTTAATAGGGTACTTTTCCGATGGAGCGGCTGCTAATGCAGCAGGAGAGGCCCCAGATAGCCCAGAACGTTTTGCTCAGGCTGAGTTGGCAGGGACTAAGTTTGATTTAGGTGATATAAAGCAGCGGTTGCATAAGATTTACTTGCATTATGTAAAGTTTTGCGAGACAACTCTGCGAGATAACTATCAAGATGATAACCCTAATGTTCCTATTCCTGATAGCAATGCCGAGGATATCGAAAGGAGTTGTTATAAAAGTGCATTTTCTAAAGTATACGGAAAGACTAGGGGAGGTTTAGCTGCGCTCTTAAGTGCTACCAAAATACAGCAGCAGTTTGTGGACCCTCAAAAAGAGGGAGATGATCCTTCGTTAGAAATTACTTTAACTGAGGAGGCTGCTCCTGGTTTAGTTATAGATACATTAGCAACTATAGAGCGTTTATTCGATTTCGCTAATGATCCAGCTAAGTTCAAGAATGACCCTGATATTTGTAATACATTTTCTAAATCAATAGCCTTAAGTACTGAGACAGTAAGCAATAGTGGGAAGAAGATCGGTAAGGGAGGAAATAAGAGAGTAGTATTTTATGGAGCCACAAGTGGGGAAGGAATAGTTATTCCTGCTCAATCTCCTGAGTTTAAAGAAGCTATGGCGAAGGCTGAGGCAAGGTGTGAAAATGAGCCTAAGTATTCAGCGGGATTATTTGACACTATAGATCTTAGAGAGGGAGGGACGGCAGGGCTCAACGCTAAAAAGGGTACTCTTCATGAAAGGCTTTCAGGTCTTATGGTGGCTATGCATAACCTAGTAGGGACAGGAACCAAAAAACAAAAGTCTGCTGTGCTACAGGCGTTCTTAGCAGAGTTACAAAAGGCGGGGGAGATTGCTAAGTACTTAAAGGAAGCTATCGTAGAGGATGATGTGAAGAGGGTTGCTAGTATAGATGAAGCGTTAGCTAACGACTTAGGATTAGAGGAAGACGCTTTATTCCAAGCTCACGCAAAAGGAGATCCTCTTCTTCGAAAATTCTTGATTGATTATTACAAAGGCATGAAGCCCTTCCTCGATAAAGTCAACCCTGCTGCCTACGTCCACAACGGACTAGCCAGCACGACAGGAGGCAGGGCAGATCAGTTCATGGTGTTTAGGGACGCAGCCCACGCGAAGAAGGCTTCGAAGGCTATAAATACAAAGACTTATGCAGTAGACCGAGAAGAGTTTATAAATAATTCTGAAAATCCAGAGAAAACAAAGGCATCACTTGACGCTGCTGGGGTTAAAGCAAACAAGAAGGGGGAGATTCACATCATGGAGATGGGGCAGAAGCTTTACAGTCATGCTAAGACAGCAAAGGTGGGGGAGATTGGTAGGATTACTAGGCTGATGCAGTTAATGCTAGGTAAGCTTAACAAGCAGGAGCAAGAAAAGGATAAACATCTAGATGATGCGTTTATGGATGAAGTAGATAGACGATTCCCACTCAAAGGTAAAGCTAAAGCAGCGATAAAAAAGCTGGATGAAGATTTACAAATCATTGAAACTTATATTAATGGAGATCAAAAGTGGACTGACGAACACGGTGTAGAGCATAGTATGGGCTCGCAAGCTGACGCTACTGTAAAACATATGATAGGATCGTTAGGATGGGATACTATATCTGATTCTGAAATAGGAGACCTTCTCAAAAATTGGAAGTTTCCTAAGGGAACTCACAGGGATAGGCAAAAACTTACTGTAGAACTTCATAGATTGAAGATGGCAAGTACCATGAAGGAGTTATCGACAACAAAGGATGGTAAAAAAGCCTTGTGTCGGATGGCTTTTATTTGTGGAGGTAATGCTAGGGATTTAGTTCAAAGTATTTTTATTGAAAATGGAAGAAAACATTACGCAGTACGGCAGAATGAGATCTTCGACAAGTTTGAAGAAGCTATTACTAATAATCATTTAACGATAACAGTTAAAGGCTTTAGTATGACCATTGATGACGGGAATGGTTTTGTAGGTTCCGTAAAGACTACAGGTGATGATGATTCGGAGAAAGTTATGAGAAATGTAAGAACTGAGTTTGATATTACAAAAAGTACTTTAGAGGTTGACCAAGTTGGAGGAGGTAAAAAAGGGGAAGACCCAGACGGGATCCCAGATAATCTCCACGCTCATACTCTTCATAAATTTATGAAAGGACAGATGGAACTATTAGAAACTCTTCTTAATTAAGCCAGAACGAATCGTAATCTTTTAGTAAATCTTCAAACTTATATATTCTATAGACTCGTTTAGTACATGGAGGCTCTTCTTTACTTATTTCTATGTATTGTTGTAACTTATTTGTTGGTACATGGTTAGGGATAATGGCTAGTGTAGGTTGTCTATCTTGTTTAAAGATAACCATTGGAATTTTATCACACTTACCTGAATCTTTTTCACATTGTTCTAGAAAACCCC